TTGTTCATTTCGGCAGAATTTTTGAGAGTCTTCCATTCTGATTCAGTTATTTTACCAGGGCCACCATTCAAGCCTTGTGGGGCTTGTGCTGGGAACTTAGTAACTTTTTGAACCATCTCCGGCCATTGCTTTTTAAGTGACTCAGCCACCCTAGCAACGGTCATCTTGTCGATCTCTCCAGTTTCTGGGTTGACTGCTACCTCATCGGTATCAATCAGTTTATACCATTTTTGGTCAACCTGGCCTCCCAGAGCTTCGAGCACCGAAGTCAACTTCATGCCACGGGTAATGCGCTCATCTAACTCCTGTCTCTGAGCACGTTCCCTTGCAAGTTCCTCCTCACGAGCCTTAAGCAGAGCTTCATAGTCACCACGCTTCCGTGCGTCAGTTTCTTCCCGCTCTTTTTCCTTGGCTAAAAAAGACTCAAGCTGTGCTTGCAGTTTCTTTTTTTCATCCAAAAGCTTTCGGTGTGTCTCGTAAGCGATTGTCGACTTAGCTTCTTGATTCTCTGGTTGCGCCACAGGCTCCCCAGATTGCTCCACAGGAGCTTTCTGATCGGTCATACAGTTCACCTTCCATGGTTAAAACTTGTTAAAATTATATCACTTTCTTCTTTCTTAGCAAATCCCCAAAGGTTTTTCTATAAAATCTCACAATCTGCTTAAATTCTAGTTGAGAAATTCTAAGAAAAATCCTTTTTGGCCTATTGCGTCCACCCTCTTCAGCATAGCGAGCAATGTCAGCATTTGATTTGCCGTCATCACGTCTACCTGTGGGCTTTATAATTATAGTCCTGTCTTTGGTTTCAGAGATAATACTATCAAGCATCTGACCTGTCAGAGTTAAGTTTGATCTGCTTGGGCTTGTATTTGATGATAAGCCAGCAAACATCTTGCGCTTTTTGATATAATTTGGGCTTAACTTAGCTAACCTTGACTTGGCTTCAAAGTCTTTTTTAACACCGTAGCCAAGCCTTGTGCGCTTAACGATTAAGTTACGAGCAAAAACGCCAACCTCTTTTAAGGCAGCTTTGCTGATCGATTGCTCAACCGATTTCTCTAGCTTTTTTATAATGTTGGCAAATTGCCGCTGACTACTCATTACTGAGCCTTTACAAATTTAATTATCTTAGAAAGCTCCGTTTCAGTAATGCCGAGAAAATCTCTAGCTTTCTTTGGATCTGGCGTGGGCTTTCCATATGTCCCCCGGATATTACCATCAGCTTTGGCGTTTTCCTCACTACCTGGCTCAAAGCCAATAGTGACACTGCGGCTTGTTTTATCCAAAACTTCTAGGGCTGCGAGCATATCGCCTGACAACTGCAGATCAACTGGCCTACCTTTTTTACCAGCCACTTTAAAATCAAGGCTCTCTTTGTATGACTTTGAGTAACCTGGGAATTTTTCGCCGTCTTTATCTCTGCCTTTAGTTGTACGGTTTACAATTCTCTCAATGATAAGGTCGGCAACCTCATCCTTTTGGTCAGGGTTGAGTCCATAACCTGATAAATCAATCTTGATCTTCTGCCATTTCGTCGCCATTGTCTTCCTCTTGAGTTTCTACAGGGCCAGTCTCACCTTCTCTAGCCTCAAGATTAATGCCACGTTCATCATCAATTTCACGCTCTAACTCTTCAATCTGGGCATAAGTCATCTGAGGATTGAGCATTTGAATAGCTCGGCTGCGAGTAGTAAAACCTGCAGCGTACTCATCACGGGCTTCTTGAATCAACTGCATACGCTGTGTTCCTACTGGGATAACGCTAAACCTTGCCACAACTTCTGCAGTGCTTGAGAAGATTGTGCGATTTTCTACTAAGCCCTGACTTACCCAAATTGGATGCATCTTATGCAAAATCATGTCCCACATTTCATGCTCTGCTTTTGCGTAGGAAACTGTTTGAGCTTGGCGCACATCATAGGTATCAGCCTCATCAATGATCTTGGCAATACCGGATGCGGCTTGATCTGGCGCAAGCTGTCCTACTGATCCTGTCTTAATTCCCTTAGATCCAAGCCACAAAGAAAGCTCTGACTGAATCAGGTTGAGCACTTCTTGGTAATCAACTTCTGGCTTGAGAGTTCCGATCTCAACATCCTTCTCAGGGTCATCAGACTTTAAAAACCAGAGAGCATTCGGCGCATAAGTTGGGTCTGCTACTTCGCCATTTTTGATGTAGGTGATTGAGAAGCTAGAGAACAAAGCGGCCAGGTTCAAGTCAGTCAATGCTGCAGGTACGTATTCAGCTAGTCTAATTGAGTCCAAGTCAGGCACAGGGACTAGCTTTAGTGCGCTTTGATTTACATAAACAAATGGCAACACACCGTATGGATTGACGCCATCAGCCAAGCCAAGCTCTTCCATTGCAGCATAATCAACTGTCTCATCACTCTTAACTACTGCAAATTCTGTATTGGTATAAACCCAATAAATCTCACGTTTCTGAGCATCACGTCCAGCAAGCAAGATAACCATGGTTGGCTTGGTTGGATCGACTAGATCGTCTGAGAAAATAGCAAAGCGGTCATTTGGTATTACTCTAATCTTTGGCCCATCTTCTGTGATGTAAGGATGAATTAATGCAGACCTACAGGCATTATAGAGCCTGTTAGATTGGTGCATAATCATATTGGCATTGGTCTGTTTTTCGTACCAAGAAAGAAGCTCTGCATCTGCTTCATTGCCGTCCGATATTTCTCTGATAACTCCGGTCTGGTAAATGTTGGATAGCTTATCTACGTACCGTGGAATGATATTGATAGGCACAATGCGTTCCATGGCATAGCGCAGTACTCTTGGTGAAAGTAAACGCTCAAGATTTCTTACAATGTAAGGCTCAAGATTGCCCTCAAGAATGTCCAGCATTTTATAATTGACTTGCATGGTATCTGATTGTGCTTGTACTACTTTTTTGACTAGCTTCGGGTCAATCATCTTAGCTCCTTATAATACCGTGGACCTCATGCCGCCACGGGTCATGTCTGCAATTTTGCGTACCATGCAATAGCCTAGTGCCGTTGTAACGTGCTGATATCTTTTTGAGTCATCTTCAATAAGATTAGCACCTTTTTTAAATGCCGTCAGCCTTAAGCCTTGATCTAATGTTGGGCAGTTATGAACGAATAGTCTAACCTCTCCACGCTCATTCTTGCAATATGCGTTGATAGTATTATGACGGGTTCTAATTGCTGGATTTGACAAAGGAACGCAGTATTTGTAACTGATGCCAGCCCGATCAAGTGATTCTTTGATTATTTCGTAGTCACTTCGCTTACTTGAGGTATGTCTAGCTTTGCCTGATGCATCGCCATAAATCTCATACTGTTTACTTGGCACAATGATCCCACGGTCAAAAAACTCTTTCATAGCCTCATCAGTTCTCGCTCCGTCAATGATGACCTCATCAAACGCATTAAAGCAGCCATCTTCATAAGCCATGGCTAGTGCAGATAATGGTTTTCCCTCACCGATATTAAAGTCAAAGCTAATCAGAATGGGAGTTTCGGGCCGTGGTCGCCAGATGGCTTTATCAGCCTGAGATGCCGAGTCGTATTGGTAGTAGATGACTTCGTCTGCAATCTCAATCCATTCCCCGTAAAGCATCCTTCTGGCCCTTTTGGGGTCCAAGTCGGCTTTAAGTTGGTTGATGTATTGGGTTGGCAGAAATGGGTTATCTTCTGTGCGACTATAAAAGACATGGCGAGTAGGATGCTTTTCGCGATTAGAATTAGGTGCAATGAAATATCTATAAGCCCAATGACCAGGTGAATCAGGGTTAGTGGCAGCAATAATAAGAGGGCACTTGATATGCGGTAAACGTCCCACACGCATTTTGATCTCATGATAAGCCTGTTCATCATCGCCATGATTTTCTGTTAACTCCTCAATCGCTGCGCCAGACAATTCAAGAGATCGCAACTTGCTATATCTCTTATCAGCCCAAGATTTGCTTATAATCTCTGATCCATTTACAAACCAAATCTTGCCAGTATTATGCCATACTCTGTAATATCTTTGATCTATTCCTTCAAGATGCTCAAGTATTTTTAGGTAAAGAGTATCTTTGAGATCAGGCAACGCTCTACGGCCAATTAGAAACCTTGCACGATTGTTCTCTAAGCAATGCCTGATTATAATATGCGCCATGAGGATTGACTTAGCAGAGCCAACAGATCCAGACAAAAGCACTTCATGTGTGCCTTTGCTGTAGTCATAGCCAGCGATGTCATCAATCACTTGCTTTTGAAATGGTATGATTGTTGGGTTAAATTCTGTGAGTGTTGGGGTTGATCCAATCACTGCAAAATCCTACCAACCATAAATCCGCAGATATAACTAACAAGCCAAAGAAGAAAGATTGCCCAGTTACCAATTAAGACAGCCGCCCCGATAGCTGGCAATCCGCCGATGACAATGATTAGTGCTTTGCTCTCAACATTATCGCCGACAATGAAGCCGGAAAATCCTGCAAAGAAGGTGATGACTATAATCATCGTCACAACTATCAGGGCCAAGCTTTCCATCATTTTACTTTTTTAACCTTTACTTTTTTCTTTGTTTTAACCTGAACAGTTTTTACTGGTTCCATAAAGCAAATATCAAGAAAGGCAACCCATTTATCTGCACAGTAAAGCAGAGGATAAACAACTGAGCCGATGACCAAGACAAAAGGCATTGTTACAAGTTCAAATAAAAGTTTTAAATAAGTCATTTCTTAGCACCTTTCTTTTTTGGTTTAGACTTGCCAGCATAAGACAACGCAATAGCGACCGATTGCTCCTGGCTTTTGCCGGACTTCATTTCTTTCTTAATGTTCTCACTGATCGTCTTCTGGCTCTTGCCCTTCTTTAGTGGCATGATGCATCCTTTCCTCTGCAGGAATATCTATGACCTGAGAATCATTCTCTGGCGGCAATTCCTGATTAGTGGGTTTGTAAGCAAGCATAATGGGTGCAATATTATCGGGCAAGTTCCAATTTTCTTTCATGCCGAGATAATTCTTAGATAACCAAATCTGCATGGCGGGGTTGCCCTTCATCGCAGACTTAAACATCTGGCGTCTTAGGCTTGCTTTGCCTTGTGAACAATGGATTTTATAGAATGTTGAAAAATCCATAGAATGGTCCCGCTGACAAGCGGCATCTAATGTTTGTACGTGAATCATTAAAATGTCGGCTATTTCCATCTGCGTACATTGAATGTAGCAGAGTTTTTTTATCTGTTCCCAATCAAGTTGCTTGGTTGGGCGTCCAGCTTTACCTGGCTTCTCATCCTTGAGATTTTCCACGTTTGTACCCTTTGGCCTCAGGCCATCCGAGTTGCCACCACAGGCAGCTTTTACCCTATTTTACCAATAAAAAGCCAATAGTTTCAATGCCATTCCATGCCTAATAAAATCAATAAGTTACATAATGACATTAATTACCATAAAATAAGTCAATGTTTCTAATGATTTATAAAATAATCTCAGCAATTTTAAAAAAATTCCGATAACTAATACGTAATTAGTGATCGGGTTTAAAACAAACAAGGGGGTATAAAATGATTACTTACTGCGGAAAAAAAACAACGGCCAAAAAACTAGCGCAACGATTACTAGCAAGCCAAGTGACTATTGTAGGTGAATTTTTTGACGAATTGGCTGGAGTTGATTACTCATCTTTGACCGAAAAAGAAAAACAAGAATGTGAAGAACAAATCGAAAAATTGGAAAAAAGAATTTTAAAACTTTTAAACGTATAAAGGAGTATTCACATGAAAAAGACCACATCCAAGGACACCATCAAGATCATATCAAGGCTGGCCGATATCAGGTCAGCCAAGGCTGAAATGGCAAAAGAAGAGGAAACCATCAAAGACGCCATCCGCAACATTATGGGCGACGAAACGGCTTTACAGGCAGGTGATTTCATCGTATTGATCGCCGAGGTCATGCGCACCGACTTGGACAAGAAGGCTTTGGCTGCCGAGCTTGGGGAAAAGCTGAAGCAATTTGAGAAGCAATCAAGTCATGATCGCATAGAAATTAGGAGGGCTTAATATGAATCACCATATATTTATAATAAATAAAATAGATTTAATATCAGGTAAATTACTTGAAACCTGTAGGTGGGATTTTAAGGAGGACGCATACAAAGATTTTGATGAAAAATCTGATTTAATGGAAATAGACACCATTATGGTTTTAATTAGGGATAACAGAAAATCTAAAAAAATAATTTCTCAAAGACAGCGCACTTAATTAGAAACACCCCGCCCATTGGCGGGTTTCCTTTTTATCCCCGATGTGTGTTAAACTTATACAACGCACACATCCTTCGGGGGGCCTACTATTGAAGACCTACCTAATTTTGAGTGACTTGCACGTCCCGTATCACTGCCCGAAGTATATAAAACTTGCCACAAAAATAATCAAAGAGATCAACGTAGATGGCCTAGTCCAGTTAGGTGATGCCATTGATGCCTTTCAAATAAGCACATATTCAAAAGACCCATCAAGGCGCAACTTACTAGCCGACGATATTGAAGACTACAAGCAAATGCTCAATGAATGGTCGAGGCACTTGAAATCGGGTGCCTCAATTCATTTACTAGAAGGAAATCACGAGCATCGTCTTAGCCGCTACATTGCGGGCAATTGTAGGGATCTGCATGGCCTAGTCCCTGACTGGCCGAGCCTTCTCAATATTGAATTAAGAAATAAAGCAAGCCGCCATAAATGGTATTGGCATCGATACACCAAATGGAACTCATGCCAGATCGGCGATACTACCTTGTTACATGGCTTTTATTTCAATCAGCACTGCGCAGCCACAAGCCTTGCTAAGTACCGTACCAATATCATTTTTGGACATACCCACCGCTTTCAATACATAATGGACGGTGAGCATTTTGCAATCAGTCTTGGGCATGGCAGCAATGAGAGCGAGACAGCACATCAACCAACCCCAACAGGTTGGGAGCAAGTTATGGCGTTACTCCACGTTGATAATCAAGGCAAGTCATCAGTAGATATCTTACGGGTCAAAAATGGGAGGACGGTAGTTTATGGCAAAGCCATCTCTGTTTAAGCGAAAAAGACCTCCCAGAGTTGTCATGATCCTTGGCCACAAGGTTAAAGTCAGAATCATCCCTTACCTTGAAGACAATGGTGAGGAGCTTTACGGGGCTTGGAACTATGATGATAAGACTATCTACCTGCAAAAAGGCTGTGACTGGCGCAGCGTCTTACTCCATGAGATTTGCCACGCCATATTTAGCCTATCGGGCTGCGCTGAAGGTATTGCCATGGCTAAAGAAGAAAGCATTGTGGTGGCGTTAGAACACGCATTGCTGCCCATTATTCTGTCTGAATAGAAACTGCCTTTTTTCTACCACCCCGAGGCGGGCCTTTAAAATATCCAAGCTCTTTAAGCTTCTCACGGGTGGCTTTGTTAATATTCCAACTTATTTCCATCCCAGGATAGTAGGCAGGGCAGTCCTGGCATCTTTCCACGTCAATGTATGGCTTTGGTTTGCCGTATCTCTTACAACAATGAGGGCAGATAAATCCATAGGCAATGGGGTCATTTTCTCTGAAGACATAAAAAGGCTCTGCATACCAGTCACGGTATAATCCGGCATCCTCTCCACGCTTGCCACCCATTAAAATCCTTTAGCTCTTGACCTTCGCTTTTTATAACCATAATTAACAGGGTAGATTGTCATAGAATCCTTAAAAGCAGGACAAGTATTGCATCGAACTATAGTAATATATTCCTGCCTATTTCCATAGCGTTTTTGGCAGTGAGGGCAAATGTGCCCGTACACTGGCGGGTCAATCCTTGAAGTAAATTGTGGCCTTCGATTTTCAGATCTGAACATTACTCACACTCCGGCTGATAAGTTTTTTTTCTTTTACTAATCGCCTCAGAATTTGTAAACTTAAAACAAGAATCAAAATAGACGCTCTACCCACGGTCTGTAAACTGGGTACAAAGTAATGCGAATGGACTTGCATTAGCGAAAGCTGTCACTTGCGACGAGCAACACAGAAGCTCTAGGTAAAGAAACTGAGTAAATCATAACTGGAGAGTTATTTTTGAAGGGGATTTCTGTACCTGGAAAATGCTGAAAGATAAAATTCAGTGACTCAGTTATAAGCCTGCCAATGTTCAAGAGCAGGACCCATGATAGTAACTGCAGCAATGCAGCGAGTAGCATGGTGGGAGCTTACACCGTACTAGCCCGAGAGGGTTGCCCCCCAAGTAAGTTCTAGGTGAAAGACTGAGAATGATCTAAGGGCTAATGTTTTATTCCTGCCGGTGGCCTAAGAATCCTGCGGAGCAATAATGCAAAAGTCTATGATCTGTTAACCTCCTAACACTATAGCACAGGGAAACCTGTACTAGCTACTCTGATCGAGTAGTAGGGGGGTAAGCTCTTGTCATGTCTAATGCAGACTAATGCCTCGGGCCTGTCTGATGAAACTTCTCTTGGCTATGAAACTTGGGAATACCTTGCTGCCAGCTTTGAGATTGCATGGTGGGCAAGCCAACACAAGATTGCCGATGTTATTTGTCCCGCCAAAGCTAAGAGGTATAACGTGATCTATATGGTAATCTAAAAGGTTTTGGTCGCAATAAGCGCAGGTATTAGATTGTATTTCTCTGAGCGTTTGGATCTTCTTTTTTCCCAATCTTAGGAATTTTCTTTTTGTTCCTGTCAGGCATCTAAATTTTGATTTGCCGCCATCAAATTCAAAAAATGTGCCGCCGCTCATATGGCAGGTGTCGCACTTTAAATTGTTCCAATCATTAAGATTATAAGATGAACAATAAAAACATTTAAATCTTATTAAAAAGACATCTCCAGCCTGTATTGTTTCTTCTACTTTTAATAGATCCATAAAATACCACCTTGCGGCAGTATTTATTTATGTATGCCTATTTTGTCAACAATTAATTCCTAGGCCCAGTCCGATCAGACTCAATAATTGACCATAAAACCATGAGACCGTGATCTTGGACGATCTTCTCGGCCTTACTGATGCTCATGCCTGCGGTGATTTGAATGTGGGCTTTCTCCCAGGAAAGCATTTCAAAACCGAAGTCATCCATGATCTCATGTACCTTATCCCATGGGTCATTCTTAGACCATGCCCATTTGCCATCAATTTTAAAGCACAAATCAGCCGCCACCCCGTATTGATGCCAGCTTTGAAAGGCTCTGGCCTTAGTAATGATTTTGCCCTCTCGGGTGCGGCCTTGATCGAATAGATAATCTTGCCTATTTGGGCTTCTATAGCCTTCAAAAAAATCAATAGCAAGGCCCTGGTCTTGTGCCTCTTGTATAGCCATTTGTAATCGTTGAGAAAAAAAGGGAGCAAGTGAAGCATAATCTCGGTTGATTTTTTTCGGATCGTGTGACATGACTACGCACCCCCCAGAATTGTCAAAGAAAGGAAACCAATGACGCCGTTAACTGATTATAACCGCATCAACATCATCGTACCTAGAGAAGAGAAAAAAAAGATTGTTGCTTGGTGCCAAGAGCACAAGATGACTCTGACAAGCATCATGCGGATTGCTTTAAGGGATTTTTTTAGAAAGCAGGGGGTCAAATTATGACTGATTTGACCGATGGATTTTTAACAGACGGACTTTTAACAGATTTAGATTTGGAGGAATATTTTGATAGCAGTGAAAACCCTTGTAACAAGGCTGATATTCTTGTGGCTTGTATTGACCGCTGCAAGCTACTTGCTGCAAAGTATGAATCGAGAGCGCAAGAATATCGTCAAAATGCAGAGCTTTGGGAGCACCGACTTCAGAAGCTACAGGGATTGGGGATACGGCTATTAAAAGGCCAGCCAATGCGTTCTATTGAGGCCACAAGCCACATCTTGGGCCTCGATCAGGATATGCCTGAGATTAAGGCTGCAGTGTGCCGCCGCTATAATACCGAGTGGATGATACCCGATGAACTAAAGTTCAGCATCCCAGAGACCTACCGAGACCCAAAAATCATTTGGGAATTGCGGGTTGATGACGTAAAAAATGCGCTTTTGAGCGGAAAGAAATTGAACTTTGCTAGGCTAGTTGATAAGCATCGATTACGCATTCTTAACAAGACGGAGGAACAATATGTTACAAATGAGTGACCAAATTGGAGATCTTGCAAAGGCTTTAAGTAAAGCCCAAGCCAAGATGCGCCACGCAAAAAAAGACAACATCAACCCACATTTCAAAAGCAAATACGCCGATCTTGCATCAGTAATTGATGAAATCAGAGAGCCGTTTGCAGAAAATGGGTTGAGCTTGGTACAAGTTCCAGGTAATGACGGGCCAATAATTAACTGCACTACCTTAATCATGCATGAGTCAGGTCAATGGATAAAAGGCTTGTTTGGCTTGACGCCAGTACAATCAACACCGCAAGCATCTGGGAGCTGTCTGACTTATGTTAAAAGGTATTCAATTCAATCAATGGCCGGATTAGGCTCTGGAGATGACGATGACGGAAATGCTGCGAGTGCGCCAAAATCTATGGGCTTTAGTTCTCACGCCAATACTAAAGATAACGTGGATAAAAGCCCTGTGGATACATCCAAAACTACGCCTCCACCCAACACTGCCGCTCCTGCTACGTTCGATAAGTCAAACAAAAACCATTTAAAATTCTTGCTTGCGTTCCTAGAGAAAAAGGGCAACCCAGGCATGATGAATGAATTGGTAAAACGCATGGAAGGTAAGCCAGCATTGACCAAAGTGGTTGAGGCTGAATATGCCGTTATTAATCCAGATGCGCCTGACAAAGAGCCGGAGGAAAAATGAGATTTGTGGAGCTTGAAAGTGTTGAGGGTCCAAAGGTTATCTTGAACGTTGACAAAATAATTGCGATTACTGAAAGCACAACTGGCGGGGCTTGCTTGATCCTGATTGATAACAAGCTGGACGTGATTGAATCGCCGCATGATATTGTTTTGAAAATTAGGGGATAAAATGAATGGACGATCTAAAGGATACGATGGCAGAGTGGACCTTGGCATCAATAGCTTATGTGATAGCGATTTTACTGATGTTAGTGGTAGGCACAAAACAAATGCTTTCTTTGATTGCGCAATACTGGCGTTTGGATTAATTGTTTTGGGCTTAATGACAATATTCGACAAATTTGAGGAGAGATAATTATGCCGCATTTAAATCACTGTAGTTTCATTGGTCATGTTGGGATGCCAGCAAAAGCTAGGACATCAAAAGACGGGACAAAAACATGGTATGAGCTGAGCGTAGCTGTTAGCACTGGAACATATGACCAACGAAAAACCATGTGGGTCAAATGCCTTGGCTTTGGTAAAGTTGGTGAGAAGATGGCTAAAAACTGCAACAAAGGTGACTCGGTACTTGTATCTGGTCGATTGGATGTGTCAGCCTATGAAAAAAAGCAAGATGGAAAGCCAGCCGCTAATGTCAGCCTCATGGCTAGTGAATTTGTCTGGTTATGTCATCCGACCAAATTACAAAACCTCGAAATTCCAGAGTTTGACCTACCCTCAACAAACGCCGGCGTTTCAGTTGATGGCCTTACAGATGACAACGTACCATTTTAATGACCATGGAAAATAAAGAGACAAAGAAGAAAAACCCACCCGATCCTGGTAGATGCCCTGCGTGTGCTGGACTTTTGCTTGTATCGGGTCAAGGGCCAGGCTATTACTGCACATCATGCGGCTATATGGGCTGGCTTACACATGACCAATATTTTGAGGATTAGGAGCATCAAATGAATAGTATGGAAGAATTAGCAAAGATTGCAAAGAATTTGGTTTTATACAATGATCTGCACAAAGCAGCCCGAGAGTATTATACCTATTTTGAGAATCATCCGATGGCTGATGAGCTTCGAGGTGAATCAACTTATTTCCCGCTTGGCCACATCTTGGATCAATTAGAATCTTTAAATTAATATTAATATTTTAATAGAGGCATGATATTATGGTTGATGTAATTGTCCTACCTATAATCAGGAGGCCAAATGATTATAAAGGAATTAAGTACCGAACACCCAAGAAGCACTTGGTACATTGAAAAACATTGGGCCGCAATCGTAGAAGTCTTAAAAGCCAGCAAGCAAGCCCTAGAGTCAGTGCCTACTGACAACACCTCTCTGCCTTTCCCATTTACTCAAGCACATCAAGAATTGAAACAAGCCATCACACGATTGGAGGAGATCGGATGAGAGCATACTTACGTTTTGATTTACCCGATGACAATGAGGATTACAAAATGCATTGCCAGACATCAGAGCTTCACTGCGCTATTTATGATTTTGATTTGTGGCTTCGGGAATACACAAAATTTGGAGATCCAAAACAAGTGGACGCCGATAGCTGCAGAGAAAAACTCTGGGAGCTTTTGCGTGAAAGAAATATTGAGCTGATCTAACGTCTGCTTAATATTTATGCTATAATGGGTAAATAACACTGAGGTGTTTATGCCCCCATGGCTTTTATATCTCCCCACAATAATCAATGCCCTAGTTCAGCTTGCCAAGCTTCTTATTGACCTTGCCAAAGACAAAGAATCAGACCAAATAAAATCATGTGCTGTTGCGATTGAAGATGCCAGGAAATCTGGAGACACTTCAAAACTCACTGAACTCATTGAAAAAATGAGGAAAGGTAAGCCATGCGATTAATATACTGGTTGATCCTGGGAGCAATTGCGTTTTGTATTTCCACGTCTTTGATGGCAGAAAATGAAGAGCCACGCAAAGAAGATTACAAGATAGCCCGCAGATATGGTTATTTAAAATCAGATGTCTTTGAAGCCTACCGGCAAAAAAAATCAGAAGTAAATATTGATAAGCTCAATAAAGAAATAAAAAAGAAACTATCTGGCACTGACTTTGACAGGGCTACATTGATAGAAGAAACGCTTGATAACCTCATTGGTAGGGCTGTCCTGGTTTTAAGTTATGAAGGTCACAATTCATTAGCCGATGATATTGGCTATGAATACGAGCAATTTTACCGCTTCGCTTTGACAAAGCACCTGCTTGGCATCGATGAAATTGGAGACCACCCTCCAATGAACGAGTGGCTTGATAGTGTGCACAAAAGGATACACGATGCCATCGGCGATATGCTTTGCCAATATTTTAGATTTCACGATATCTACATTTTAAATCACGGCATCCCTGTTGTTTTTCGTCCTGGCCTCTATGATCTGAAAGATTACAAAGACCACTTTGCAGGCCATTTAATTTGGGGTTGGTGGTGGGAGCATCACGGAGTTGCTGGAGTTGTAGCCTTTTGGCTAGTTGACGGGGCTTGCATTGCTGGAAGTTACGGGCTAGGAGTCATAACTTTCGTTTGCACACCTATCGCCACGCTTGCTCAGAATGTAATGGACAAGCACATTGCGCCGCCACTCGCCGAAGCCATCTGGAAGAGAGCGCAAGAGGATAATTAAGGATTCCCTGGCCGCCATGGCAACTGGTAATCCATGGCTTGTAAGCCTAACGCCTCTGCCTATTCTGATAGTAATTGCAAAGCCTAAAAGCCTTCGCATCTTGCCAAGTCTTTGAGTTATGGCTGGCTGTGTTAGGTTTAATTTGTCACCAATTTCTGTGACAGAAATTTCATCTATCAACAAAGATAGAATCAACAAGTCATCAATATCTAGTCCTCGTAAAATCATAAATCACATGATATAATAATTTGTTCATATTGAATACTCCGTTCATAGGTTTAACTGGAAGGCTTGGCATTTATGCTGGGCCTTTTGTTTGTGATATAATTAAAGTGCTGCGCTCCTCATGGAAGGCTCACTTTAGTCTCTCGGTGGGCCTTTCATTTTTGAGGCACTTGCAACAAATTCTCTGATTTCATCTTTAGACCTAAGCACTACGGCAATTGCGCCACTAAGATTTAGTTTAGCAATCCAGTCAACTTGCTCAGGTGATAACCTTCCCTTGTCAGTTTTTAACTCGATAGCAAAAAACTTGCCTGACGGTAACACTCCGGCCAGGTCAGGAAAGCCTTTGATTGGGCTACATTTGCGGATCATTTTGCCGTTAATCGAATGCATCACTGGGCCATTTGGCACTCGCCAGTAAACCAAACCAGACTGCTTTAAACAGGTGATAGCAAAGCTTAAAAGTTCAGCTTCTTTCATTAATACCTCAAACAAAAACGGGGGGCGGTTGTCGCTCCCCCGTACCTGGCGTCAGGACATTTTAAGCCCTAAGTTTTTGCGCCAGAGCGTATAACCTCAAGCAAAGATCAATGCCATCTTCAATGGCGTCTTCAATCTTATCTTGGGGGATATCTAGCTCATCCTTAACCATTTGCGCCAATTCTGCAATGTCTTCTTGTGACAAATCAGAAACCTCTTCTGGGATCTCTCCAATGCCGTCAAGCGCAGATGGTACCTTGTAAAGAAGCGGCAACAATGCCAAGGCTTCTGACTTGCTAACTTTACCGTCTTCAGATACTTCGCCGATTGTGTTAGCTAAAGCACACACAAAAGATAAAACTTCTTTTAATTCCTTAGCCTCTGCCATGTCTCCCCCTATTTTTTCTTCTCTATGTCTCTAATTCTAAGTTCGTGATCTTTCATAACTTCATTAATCTGGCCTAACTTTGTACTTAATTCTTGGATAGTTCCGGCCATTGCTTGCAAGTTTTTGGACATATCACCTATGAATGATACACCAAGGCTAACTATGCCAATCACAAGCACGAGCATCAGATGATTTATATTTTCATGCAGTTGCTTCATGATTATAATTTTATCACTAAATTTGACCAGCAACAAACGCCGCAAATAAAAAATCTACGCCATCATGTATCTTATTGGAATCACAAGGCTGCCAGTCTGAACCAGGATCACGCTGCCACAGGTACTCTTCGCATCGATCTTTTGTGGTAGGTAGCCTGTCAGACGGGAATAGTTTTTCATCTAGTAAAATGGCTATCGTTTCGTTCTGATTTCCATCTTTGTACTTGTGATACAAGGCTTTTATCAAAGCGTTATTAGGGCTTTCATTTTGATAAATTCTAAGCAGCTCATAATCAGCATCTGATATACCACCACGCATGATGCCACGGGTAAAAATAGCAATGACATCCAAGTGCTTCTCAAAGCCAGCTTTTTTCTCTTGGCTTGGTACTGTTTCTGGCAGTACAGATAACCTTAAAATCATTTCCTGTAACACCAAAACAAGGGGTGGAACTATATAAGTGCGTGACAGTGGGCCTCTTCCCATTACCCAGCCATTAGCTTGGCCATATTCCCAAATCCTGCGAAATGCTGGCTTGTCGCCTTTCTGATATAGGTAAGGCCAAAGCATGATAAACATATCTTTACTTATATCAGACTTTGATTGTCCAAGGTCATAGCACTGATGAGATTCATTGCGATACCATCGACCAGGTTCACCCTCAGCTTTGTAGATATCAGCTTCAGAGCATCCGCCTGACATCTTGCAAAGAGATGTAAAGCCAAGCGAATCACAGCCACCCTGATGCGCCCAGCCTGTATGCAGCTTCTTATATAATTCTGCCTTAGCCACAACAGCTTCATTTACTTGTTGCGGCTTTTTAGGCTCACGCTTTTGACATGAGCTGATGGCTAAAATTATAAAGATTAGTTTTAGCATTATGAAATTCTTATAGCCTGTATTCTTCCGCTCAAGTACATTGTTGTTCCAGAATCAGGTGCCCGTGCTGTTAAATAAACATTTTGACCAGATGTTGAAATTACTCTAATCATCGACATTGAAAATGGCTGACTAATTGATGATACTGTGCCTACTGTAGAAAAATCAGTATCTTCCGTTGCTGACGATGTTGATATTGTTAATGACACCCTGCTTCCAACTGTTGATCCTCCTCCTTGCCCGTTAAAAAATATCAACCAATTACCAGAAGTTAATAATAAAGTTGCAGCATTTACAGTTGATCCAGTTAAGTTTGTTACGTTTACAGTTGTTCTTGCTGTTAATTCCCCAACATATCCAGCCGGTATAGCACTCCCATCCCCCGCTGATTGTAATAATGCTTTCTGTGTCATGTTTGCTCCTTAGGCGATTCTTGTGGCAGACAAATGAAATCCTACTGTTGCCGTTACAGAATTAAGTCTGAAAAAATTAAGAAATATTGTTCTAGGTGAACTTGTGTAATATGCAAGCATTGGAGTAGATCCAACCTTGCCTGTTGTGCTTTGAGCAGCAAGACCAACATCATGTCCATTTGTAATTCCGGTCAATGTGTTACCGGTTCCACTTGCATCGCTTACAATCATAGACGTTATAGAATCGGCTCCAAGTGTTGACCCTATAAATCCCGACAAAATCCAAGTTCCTGCACCAATCTGTATGCTTGTGACATTTACTGTACCCGTAGATGCAGATAATGATGTGCTGCCTTGTGATCTAACAACCTCCCCCAACATCCCAGTAACCGGAGCCACACCGTCTTTTGCACCTACGATATTCTTGGTTGAGATTGGGTAGCCTACTTGGGCACCGGAAGAGACTTTGCGGACACGCCATTTATAATTATCACTTCCTCCTAAAGTTGCCCAGCCACCTGCTGCAACTCCGGTAGACGCACCAAATCCAGCAGAACCAAAAACAACATCACAAGAAGTAGAGGTTATATTGCTATCGTCTATAGCTATTCCAAGTGTTGTAGAATTTACTGGGCCAAGTCCTGTATTACCAATTGGCAACCATTGGCCACCCCATTTTATCTCTAATTGTAAAGAATCAGTTTCTAAAATTGGAGACTGAAACCAAACTCTTTTTATTTTATTAGATGTGCTTACGTTTGGTATTCTTGCACCTGTTGGACCATAACCCTCATCTGTTGATTTGGTAGTAGAGTCAGCATTTGCTAAGTTGTTATTCCACCCATACTCCTCAACCGCTCTGTCTGCTAGAGTTGTGGTGCCGGAGGACCATTGCGAAATTGGTACGGTTATAGAAAGCGAAAAACTATCGTCAGCATTTGATGGAACAACTGTATTGTCTAAATTTTGAGGGAGACCATTTCCAGTAACAATTGACCAGATTGCATTTTGTCCTTGATCGATTGATGGAACAGAGTTTACAAATTGATTTGCAGATCTATCATACCAAACAATAGAGCCAGGAGCTTGTCTTATCCCAGATCCAGCTGGTGGTATTTTTGATCCATCAACAGTATATCCTGTAGGCAATCCCCAATAAAAAACTCCAGATGATGTGCCTGTTGATCCCATTCTAGTTGATATAATTATTTGCATTGTATCGCCAACTCTGCGCCAAAAACCAGAGTTTGATGCATTAGTTCCAGATGAAGTAAAGTTTGTTAATATTGGCGTATAGCTTTGCCAAGCCGTAACAATAGGCACATCTACTGGAACCTCAGTAGTTACTTGCGTAGTTGTTGGTGTAAACGCTGACGATGACATATTAAACTCCTTTCAACGCAGCAATTTCTGCTTTTGCGGCGTCTAATTCTTCTTTTAATTCTTGTATTGCCTTGACCATGACAGAACAAAGTGAGCCTAAATTCAAAGATTGAATTTGATCTGGGTCATCTTTTTGACCGATAACTGAGCTTGGTATAATCTCTTGAAGCTCATGCGCTAAGAAACCTTCGTGGGTTTCTTCAGATGATTTAAACAATTCACCATAATCAGCCATTTTAAAAGTGACGGGTCTAAGTTGTGCAATTCTTTCTAGGGCTGGCTGTGACTGTGTTTCTACATCACGTTTAATTCTGTAATCAGATACATTTGCAAGAGTTACATCTACGCTATTGTCAATCCTTGCAATTACGTTTGGAGAAGTCCATTTAAAAGCAACAGCATTAGCTGATCCGGTTCCGCCAAGACCGATGTATGTTATTCCAGATACGTTTCTAAGCTCTATACCACCGGTGGTTATGCGCATTCGTTCGGATGGAGTTACTCCTGTTGTAAAAGTAATAGCATCTGATGAAGTCATATCAAGAAGGGCGGAGTTTGTTAGATTTTTTCTAATTTGTCCTGTTCCAGAAATAATATAACTTGTTGTTGATCTAATCTCCCCTTCAACAGTCAATGGTGCTGTTGGAGAACTTGTTCCAATGCCAACACGTCCGGCGTCAGAAATAAACACGTTTGTTGCGCTATCAGCCGCATTTCTAACGCTTATTCCTGATGTTGTTTCTGGAACAACTTTATCAAATTTTACATTGTTACTGCTAACAGTGAGGGGGAAACTTGCGCCAATAGCAGGAGCATTAAGAGCATAATTTATGACGCTTGTGCTACCTGATGATGCTGGCAATGTAACGCAAATCATGCCTGTGGTCGTGATATCGACTAAGAAACCAACGGGAGGTGTGTCACCTGTTGTCTGATAGCTTAGATTGTAATCACCTCCTGCGCCACTTAATGCAAACTTGGCAGATACATAAAATCTTCTAGCTGGAGATGAGCTAATAAATACCCAACCTGCAAGTTCTCCGGCTGTCATTCCAGCTACGTTTTGAACGTTTGTAACTGCGCCTGAAGTTAAAGCTACTTCTGTCCTAGCGTTTACACCGCCAACAATAGACCCACGTTTAGGAGCTACATACAATGTTGTGGCACTAGAAGCCACGCCGACAGGAACAGAAACTTGTCCGATTACTGTTGGCTCTGTTGTAGTTAAAAGACCAGCAGTTGCGGCAGATAAGAAGTAAACTTCTCCGGCAGTCAACCCTGTTAATCCTGTAACTTCTCCTGATAGCGTCAGCTCAAATGTATTTATATCTACAACTTTGCTCACAACACCTACAACTTCAGCCGCAGCCGCAGATGTGGCAATAGCTTTTGTATATGTAGAACCATTTAAATATAGAACATCTCCCTCATCAAAACCGTGGCCTGTTTGCGTTACTCTGTCGGTAGTGCCACCGCTTCCGATTTGACTTTCTAGTCCTGTGCTATCGATCGTATAAAGTTTGTTATCACTTTTAGCAAAAACTCTGATAGTTCCTGCAGATGCTTGGGCTGGAGTAGCTTCATGATTAAAAGCTTGAAAGTTATCAACTAAAGGCTCTACAAGTGTTTTGGCTGATAGGTTTTGCGTTGCTGTTGTTAAAACTACTTCGCCAGATGCGTTTGGCATTGTCGCCTGACGGTTGGCCGTCAAAGTTCCTGGCAATAGCTGCGTTTTAAATGTGTTTGTATCATTGTTTAAAGTTAGTCCTGATCCACCGTCTGATACAGGCTCCCTTTTGAACAAAATTTTTCCAGCGGCATCTGGCAAAATTAATAAATCTGGATTTGCCGCAGTTGTGCTAAGAGTGCTACCAGATAAGCTTGCGCTAATTGTTTTAAACTCTCCTGCATTTACAGTTGCGCTTGTTACTGAAACTAATGAATTTTTAAGCAGAGTTCCTGTTGTGTTGTTCCAAAGAGCAACGGCATCAACACTAGAGACCGCTGGGCCACCAACTCCTGAGCCTATAATTTGATCCGTAGTTGCTAGAGTTCCGCTAGTCGGCAATGTGACATTGGTTTCGCCTGTAGTTGTCAAAGTTACAGGATGATTGCCTACTCTGGTTATTGTGGCTGCGTCATTATTTGCAACGCCTGTTCCGCCTTTTGAAGGAGGCAATATGCCTGAAAGATTTGTAACAGATATATCATCAATAGCGGCTAAATTTTTCTCAGAGCCTAATGGGCCTGCGGCAAATTTGTTAGGGGCAGAATCTTTATAAATTAAAGAGCCATCAGTTCCATCTCTATAAACAGTAAAGCCAGCACCCTCGGAGCTAACATCTGAGCCGTCTTTATTGATGATTATATTTTTATCCTCAACCTCAAGGCTTTGGCTGTTTATGTATGTGGCAGTGCCTTCTACAAATAAACTACCAGGTATGGTTATAGCCGCTGATGCGCCACCTAGCTGCAGTACATGAGGGCCAATATTTTCCGCAATTTTTAGTCCGCCAGCCGCCTCAACATCAAGTGCGCCATTGCGAATCTTTGTGCCATCAAGAAAGCCATTTTTAATCGTCTTGTCTTGAAGCTCTTGAGCGCCTAGAGTTAGAACAATAGTGCCATTTGCATCAGGGAATGTATAGGTCCGGTCAGCGGTGCTGTTAAAATCAAGCAAGTTATCTGCGCCAGCGGAGCAACCAGTTAAATCAAAATTTACAGTTTTTGTATCATCAGTAGGATCTTGCTGCACAATTCCTGTGCGCCATGCGCCACCAACATACATTCTTGGGGCTTTTAGGGTAGTATTTAAGTAGATTGAGCCTTCGACAACATCATATAAAGCATCATAGGCAGCGTCATCGGCAAAGTATTCAAGCTGCTTTGTCTTCATTTCAAGGGATAAATCAACCGGCTCTGTTACTACTGTACCGTTTGCAAACCCTAGCTTTTTTACTGTAGGCATTTTAATCCACTCCCCTTATCTCATTTATTTTGACCTTGGTGGTCGAGCCAGCTTGATCTAAAGCAATAATTACGCCCTTAGTTGTCTGAGATACTCCAGCCACGGCCCTATTGTTTATCTCGATTACATCCCCAATTGAGGACACCAAATCTACGCTTGCAGTTGCTAGGTTATATTCTACAGTCGGATTTGACAAATATCCAGCAATTGCATCCTTCCTATTTTGAATGCTTTCAAGTACATGATTGACTGTTTTTGACCTGTCAATTCTGTGCAATTGTTTGACTTTTTCAAAACTTACAACTGCATTTGGGCCAGTATTTGTTAATGATGACAGGTTTTTTAGTTGAGGATTTTGAAAAACAATCTCACTGCAAATATCTTGGTAATTTACAGACGTGTCTGTTTGGCCTTCAATCATATTAATGGCGTCCCTTGTGCCGTCAACTGTTAGTGATTCAGGGCTTTTTATTAATTCATATTCTATCTGCCGATCATTATTGACTCGCAGAATACCAAGTGTTGATGTTGTTATAGCTTGTGCAATCTCTAAATATGTAGGAAAATCACCGCCTTTCATTGGTAAGGTCAATGACACATTTGCCGACAAATCAACATCTGCCTGGGCAAATGTCGCATCGTTGGTGGACATTCCAGCCGCCTTACAAACAAACTTTAAAGCCTCGCCATGACTCATAGAATTGACTGGGCTAAATCTGCATTTTACTTTTGCCGTAGACAAATCTATCTTTGAATTTGGCGGCAATGTAAATATGATGTTGCAGATTTGCTTTCCAGCAATATCATAAATAATTGAGCTGCTTATGCTTGAATAAGGCAAATACCTTGTCGTGAAATTAAATCTGTCTTTTATATAACTAAGTGATGGCCCATCAACTATTTCATCAATCTCATAGGTTGCATTATCATCAGCCTCAACCCACACACTTAGGCTCGGAAATACATAATTATTTAAAACAATAGCCGGCTTTGTATCTATGTCTGGGATTGGAACAGATCTAACCCACTCAACGCCGGCTTGATAAAGTATGTTTATTGCTAAATTATAGTCCTCTCCAGGGAGCAAATTATTCCCGTAGGCACAAATTACTCCGCCATATTCATTACCATCTAAACTTGTTAAGACTCCAGGCGGGATAATGTCGCCAATTTCACCGTTAAAATCATTAATGTTTGAAAGTCTGACAAATGCAACTCTGTTTATAACTTGCTTTGTAACCGGCTCAGTTTTACCATCATTTGCAGACCCGTCATTGTATGTCCTCATACCAAAAGCATTTTTTTTAAAAGTATAAATTTTTGTATTACTGCCTGGATATATTGTCCCAAAATTAAGCAACTTAATCGGGCTGACTGATCTACCGGCAAGCCAATAAGTTGTGTCTTGTTGCGTTGCTTGTTTTAATAAAATGCAATCTTGGCCGGAGCTTAGGTGATATAAATTGCATGGCACGTCATCAAATGCATCAACGTGTTTATAACCTATTGATACAGCATAAGGGCTTGATTTTCCCATTGTGATTGAAATGTTTTTATTTTCTGTGTCTGGATTTGGGCTTGCCGTGATGCCAAATATGTTGTTACCAGTATATACTTCAGATTGCCTTCGACTTCCAAATGATGCGGTATTTCCTAGCTTTTGAAATGTGTCTATAATTTGAAGGCTGACTACTCCATACTTGTAACTAAAAGATACTATTTCACCGTCAAAGATTTTTCTATTATTTGATTCAGAATCAATACAAATCCAGACAGAAATTGGGCAGTTGCTCAGGCTTTCTTCTTGGCCTGCAAGTTGCTCTCTATCATCTACTCCGACAAGATACTGCGCCCACCTGTCAGTTGAAATTAATTCAATCTGAGAGTTGCTGAGTGTAAAAACACCGTCAACGATATTGCGCATAGACTGACTAAAACTAGGATAATTTAAGATTAATGGCTCCCAAAATGCGTCTGGAAGTCCAGCAATGCTTTTTGTCTCTCTTATTTTTGTGCCTGTGACGTAAATATCATGATCTAATGTTACGATATTTGCAGGACCATCAAATAAATCCAAAGAAAGATCTTGATATACTGTGCCAGTTCCTAAAGCTTCTTTTAAGCATTCAAAACTTTGTCCAACGTTATTTGTTGGAGATCCGTACAATGTAAAATTTGTAGTCCCAACTGATTTAATAACGTACCACTCACCAACAACCATGCTTGGTGCTGTAATTGTTGGAGACTCTATGATTAAAGAATCTTCAGCATAAGAATAAGCTGACGGAGACAATGACCTTCCATTTATTGATACTGTGTTAATGTTTAAATTTTCTGGTACATAAAAACCATAAGATTGTGGAGCTGAGAATTGTGCGGCCAATCTTAAATATCTTTTTGGTGTAAACTTAACCAAAAAGAAACGCTCTGATGCCGATTCTTGTGCTTTATCCTCAAAACTCATCTACGCACCCCAAGAGCAATCCTGGCTCCGCCAGAATCATCAGCACCAACTGGAGCAATCCAAGATTTGCCAAATCCCCAATCAAGCCAAACGCTCAAATATCTTGAGTCACCACTACGAGAATAGTTTGTTAGTTCCAATTTAATTGTATAATCAATGCTTGGCCTAAGTTTATAGTTTGGAAATGTGAAAGTTAAATCACCAAGCCAATTAGCCGCATTTTGTCCTGTAGTTTCATTGCTAAAAGTTTCCCAATCGCTAACAACTACAGGCTCTTTATTTAATGCCTGACACACTAAAAGCCTAATTTCATAGTTAAACGGATCTGCATTTTTGTGATACACCCTAAGATGAGCAAGCTCCAAATCACAATCCTCAATAACCCGATAGCTTCCAAGCTCATTAATAGATGAGTTAGCAATGTTAAAATATGTAACACTTGGATAATTTAAAATGCTCATATAACCTCCCTAAGCTCAATCGAGAGATTGTAATAATCACGCAGAACGTGCTGAAGTTGCAAAGGATTTGTTGCTGATACATAGTGAGTCATCTGTGATAGCTTTGTGCTAACTTGCTTCTTGGGATCTATGCAGAGGAAAAATGGTTTTTCTATTCCAAGATCATAAAAAAGCTGTTCCATTTCTAGCAACTCATCAGCCCTCAAAAGCTGCACAGATATTGAGCTAAGGCTTAACACCTTTGGCCTTCGGTCAATGTAGAATGTCCCATTTTCAGATACCAATTTTACGCTGGTATCTTCTCGGCTGCGAGTAAATCCTGTGGCCACGTTCGTATTAGTACAAATAACTGCAGATCCTATATATGCCACAGCAATCTGCAAATCATCGTTTGTTTTATCTTCAATTAAAAGACGCCAAAATCTACATGGCTGCGTTACTTCTCCAGCAAAAAAAGCACCCTCATCAGATACATCAAGCTCTAAATCTACAGGCAATGATTCATTCCACAGATCTAAGTTATTACCTTGTAACCTGATTGTTGCAGTATTCGATAAAAAGGCATCGCCAGATGTTGTAAGCAATGCCGCAAAGTCAACAAATTGAGGCAATCCAAGATCAATCTTCAGCCATGCTCCTGAGTTTGCTCTATATTCATCTGCAGCAATAGCCAGGCCGGTTTTATCAGCCTGAGACAAAAACCCAAAAAGCTCCCAAGCCGCATTTGTTTGGTTGCTTAAATTGAGTGTTTTACTTGTGGCAAAGCTAATAGAAAAACCTGTGTCGCCTTGTGACAAGGTTGCGCCAATTCCAGAGATAGCATTAAAAGCAGTAATCAAGGCGGCTGAGCTATATGATCCTTGCGGTATCGTGTACTCCGTCCCATTAATATAAACCTTGCAGTTTTTTTCTTGAACCTCAAACAAGTTCTCCGGCTTCCACAGTTTACTTCGAATGCCTGAGAGTAAATTGGTGTTAGGGTATCCAGTCTTCGAAGCTGTCGTCTGGAACGTGGCCGCATCAATATAATTATTGTAGGCAAATCTCGCATTTATTTTGGATGTGCTCATGCTGAAAGTCTCGCATTTTGTCTGTTAAGCTGCAGTATTATATCAGCAAAAGCCTGTTGGTTCACTTTTGCCTCAGTCCTAACAACTATTGGTGACTGTACTGTGGATAAAATAGAAGCAAGCATAGCCGAGTCACTTCCTGCAGTGCCAGAATTTTGACGCATTAAAAATGCTCCAAGCTCACCAACCATGTCACGAGGCACAACTAGCTCACCTGGCGTAAGCATTGCTGGTACTGTATCTGTACCTCTTGGCTGGAAAAATCCGTTTTGAGCATAGACCATGCCGCCTTTGCTAAACCAACTTGTAGGATCTAGGCTTGCAAAAAAATCACCTGCCTGATCTCCAGAAAGAGCATCAATCAAATCAAAAAGAGGCTGATACAATTGTAGAACAGCATCACGAACAGTTACCAATGCATCAGTAAGTGGATCAAACAAGCCTTGAATTGGCTCAAAAATAGAATCAAGAGCATCCGAGAAGAATGTACCAATGGCATTACCAATTGCTCCAGCACCCTCTGTAATGGCATTAATTGTTGTCTCAGCCAAAGCCAAAGCCACCCGTGGGATTGCTCTAAGAAGTGCCCCAATAATTTTCTCTAATCCGCCCTTAAATAGCAAAGCATCAATAAGAGCCTCAACTACAGCCGGTATTGCATCAGCTATAGCAACAATAAACTCAGGAACATATTTTATAAATTCAGTTATTACTTCTTTAACTTTTTCTGGACCTTGTGCTAATAAATCAGTTATTTGTGTGACTACTCCGCCAATACCTGGCAAAAACACATCAGCCGTTGCGCCCACAAGCTGGCCAGCTAATTGTTTTGCACCTTCTTTGCCCATAGAGGCTTGCTTTAATGCTCCTTGAGCGGCTCCGGCCAAAGATGACATTGAAGTTTCAGCATTTCCAAACAATCCAGACAATGCGCCTTGAACAGGATTGGCAAAGCTTTCATCAAAAGCCTTTTTTCTTTCGGCTAATGTTTTTTCCCAATCAGCCTTTGCTTGCTCTGCAGCTTTTTGCGCCTCTTCTCTTGATTTAGCGTTTGCTTCTTGTTCAAGCTTTATAAGCTGTTCATTTGTGCTCTTGCTAATTTCAACCTTTAATCTCTGAATCTCCGCAGCATTTTCTTTGCCAAGTTTTTTCTCAAATTCTGCAAGTTTTTTAAGATCTTCTGTGGCTTTTTGTACTATTTTTTCTTGAGCTGTACCACGATCTTGGACAATAGAATTTTGGAAAGCGGCAAATGCTTTCGCAGTTTCTTCCGCTTTTTTCTTAGCATCCTCTAAAGCCTTGCCAGTTAGTCCAATAGCCTGTGGCGCAGGTGATTGCGGGATAGAATTTAGACGCTCAAGAAAGTTACCAGTAGCTTTAGTAGCTCCTTGGGCTTGCTCTACGATGCCAGCAAATCCATCGGCTATCTGCCTTGATTGATCCCCTATGTTTATCTCATTAAATAGCTGCGCTTCTTGTCTTAGAAATTTGGCGTTATCTGCAGCCTGAGCATAAGCGGCACTTGCCCCAAGTATTCCGGCACCAACGCTCTGTGTCCCATCGCTCTCTTTATTAAAATCTGCTATAAATGTTGTAATTGTTTTTATTGAAGTGGCTAGGCCGTTTATTGCTACTAATACAAAGTCACTTTCAGTTACAATTTTTCCAAGAGCTTTTAGTAAATCATTCCATGAATTGGTGAGCTGACTTACTCCTCCTTGAAATGTGTCTAAGTCTTTAGCCGCTGTTCCACCAAATTTTTGATTTACTAAATCAATTGCATCGCCGGCCTGAAGTTGCTCTTTGGTTAAATTTCTAAATTCTTGGCCGTAGTTTGCAAGCTTTCCAACAGTGCCATCAAACGTACCACCCAAAAGCCTTACAGCACTTTCAACATCGGTGCCAGTAGCTGCAGCCAAATCAATTGCGGCTGTAGTTAGCTCTTTGGCTTTATCTGTAGATATTCCAAAATTTTGAGCTGTAATAAATGTAGATTTAACAAGGTCATCAGATACGCCGGTTGCATCTTTTACAGCATCTGCAAAATCTAGTATCTCTTGAACAGTTCCAGAGCTTGCATCACCAACTGCTAAAAGGCTTGCCTCGATTTGACGTGTTAACTTTGCGTCTTCTACTGCCTCGTTTATGCCCTTACTAATTGCAGCAAATCCACCTGTTATGGCAATAAATGCTCCAGATAATTTTAAAGCTCCACCTTTAAAGGCATTAAAAAAGCTTTCAGATTGTTGCTCAGTATTTTTTAAGACCTTTGTGCTTTCACGGCCAAATAATTCAATTGCAGCCTGGGCATCCTTGGCATCGAGATTAATTTGAATGGTTACATCATTTTCTGCCATTTTTTAACCTCATCTCTTCAGCCTGGCACTTGTCCATTTCAACATCGATTATACCAAAAATTTCAGCTTTAAGCGCATCCATGTCAGAGATATTTGACGTGTAACCCAGCTTCGCCAATCTTTTTCTTTGCAGGTATTCAGCTACAAACGGGGCTGCTTCATTTGACAGGCTTGAGCCTTTAAAACAGGCCCTTGCTTGCATCCTAATGGCAGCCTTTAGCCGTTTCCCACCTTAAATCCATTCAGCAACATTCCAGCGATTTCAACCATTGCAGGATGCAACTCCTCAACGTATTGCATCTCGTCAAATGATTTAACCTCTTCACCGGTTTTTTTGCTTTTAAGACTTACCTCTTGGTAATGATCTTTGGAAATCTTTACCATTTCTCTAACAGATTTAAGCCTTTGAACTTGATTACCTTCCACAGTTCCGTCATCACTGACAGTAACCTGGAGTCGCTCGATATAATCAAACTTTTCATCAAATGTAGGCAAGCGGAGAGTAACGCTCCCCTCCCAAGTTGCGTTATCTCCCTTGCACACCGTTGGCACAATCTTAATTGTCTTCATTGTTACCTCTTAGACAAAGGCAACGTATACCTCGCCATCACCGTCTGAGTTTACAAATGCTTGCAACTCAAGATCTAGCTGAGCCAATCCATCGGCATCACTAACAGAGAAGGCTGATATTGTTGCGGTTGGTACATATAGACATCCTGCCTTACCAGGTGCCCAGTTTCCACCGCTTTTTTGTCCGAAGCTGTATTGAAATTTTACGTCAGTATTTTGACGGAAACGCTCAAACTGCTTTGCATCATATTTTTCAAGCAAGGCCGATACAGAGATTGTAACAGTCCTAGCGTTGATAATAGAGCCTTGCACACCAGATGCAGCACATACCGAAGGAATATCAGCTTTTGGCGTGTCAATTGTCATGTTTACAGTAGATGCTTTGAAGCAAGCATACTCTGAACCTAGTCCAAGCATAACCTCGTTATCTTTGGCAGCTAGTGGGTCAGCATTGTCAAATGCAGGAGTTTGAGGAGAGCTAAAATCAACAGCCTCATCAGACTCATAGCTAAGTGCTCCTGTGTCATCAGCCGTAAAGCCCAAAGCTGCGCCAGCCGTATCAACTCCAGTAGCCCAGTCAATGTCTAAAGTACCAGCCGCTTTTGAAACTGTGAATTTGCCGTTAGCAGATGAATAGACGCAATCAATTGCAGTTCCAGCCGCAGCCGTCATAGCTTGTGCTACAGCTTCAGCAAGCTCTAGCGGTGTCTTATAAAGCTTTTGTTGTAATGTAGCTGTGACAGTGCCAGCACCAATATCAAAATCGATTTTATCTGCGCCAGCTTCGATTTCCATAGGATCGAAGTAATAACCAACACCTTCAAGGCTGTAGCTTGCATTGATAAGCTCACCTGCGGAGATATCAAAGCTTGCAGACGTTACTCGGCTGCCGGCCATGGCTTGCAATGCTCCGCCTTGGCCAAGGTAATGCCAAAGTGTCAGTGTTGGATGGCTATCATTTGCTGGCTTGTAAAGTACGCATTTGCCTAGATCTGTTCCGGCAGGAGTAGCCACAGGAGTGACAAAGCCCAT